CCTCTGCCAGTATTGGCCGTGGTGGCTAAGTATGTTCCTAAGGAGATGCTCATTGAGCAGACCGAGGTGCAGTCAGCCAAGACACTGACAGACAAGGAACTAAGAGAACAAATCGATCAGTTAGTGCTGCGTGCGTCCGCCCAGCTCGCGAAGTCTCCGCCACCACCGGTGAGCGAGACGCGGCACTGATGGCTGCGGCCAACCAAGCGGTCTCCCAGTATCGCCGGGCGGCGCAAGAGGAGATCGCCCAGCGTTTGTCCGTCCTGGTGGCTGAGCAGGAGCGCCGCAGGGCTTCTGAGGTATTACTGAGCTATCACCCGTACCCTAAGCAGGCGGCCTTCCACGCGGCGGGTGCCACGCACAGGGAACGTCTGCTCCGCGCTGGCAACCAGAATGGAAAGACTTTTTGCGCCGGAGCCGAAGCTGCTTTCCATCTCACTGGGCTCTACCCTGACTGGTGGATTGGCCGACGCTTCAACCATCATATTACCCTTTGGGCGAGTTCGACTATCGGCATAGCGACTCGCGACAGCCCACAGCGCACGCTACTGGGGCGGATCGGAGAATACGTCGAAGTTGAGGGCGAGCAACTGGAGATGGGCGGCGGATTGATACCCGAGCGGCTGATCAAGGATAGCAAGCCAGCACGAGGGGTGTCCGGTTTAAAGGACTATGTGCTTGTGCGCCACGTGGACGGGTACAATTCGCTCTTGCGGTTCATGTACTACGCACAGGGGCGGGAAAACTGGCAGGGGGCGCCGGTGGAGGTCGTTTGGTTCGATGAAGAGCCGCCATCAGACATCTATGACGAGGGCCTTGCTCGCACGATCGCCACGCGCGGCATCGTGTACTTGTCCTTCACACCCCTCCTAGGAATGTCTAATATAGTTCGGAGGTTCCTAATGGAAAGTAGCCCGGACCGATCCGATACGAATATGTCTATCGAGGAAGCCCAGCACATTCCGCCCGAGGAACGCGCTCGGATAATCGCGGCATTCCCTGCCCACCAGAGGGAAGCCAGGGCGAGGGGTATACCTACGCTTGGCTCTGGGCGTATATTTCCTATTGCTGAATCGGAAATTACTTTCCAGCTCGGTACTTTTCCGCCGCATTTCGTGTGGATCGCAGGCTTGGACTTCGGCTGGGATCATCCGACAGCGGCAGTGAAGTGCTGCTGGGACCGCGATGCAGATATCTTCTATGTCGTCGCCACCTACAGACGGTCTGAGCAGGTCCCCCTGGTGCACGCAGGCGCGTTGAGGCCCTGGGGGAAGGGACTGCCCTGGGCATGGCCGCACGATGGCATGCGGCACGACAATGGCGTGCAACTCAGGGTCACCTATGAGGAGCACGGCTTGGCGATGCTCGACAGTCACGCCACCTTTACAGACGGCTCTGTGTCAGTGGAGGCCGGGGTGCAGCAAATGCTGGAGGCGATGCAGACAGGACGCTTTAAAGTCGCCGCGCACCTGGAAGATTGGTTTGAAGAATTCAGGTTGTACCATCGAGAGGAGGGCCTTATCGTGAAAGAATTTGATGATCTTATGGCAGCCACGCGCTACGCTTGGATGATGAGACGTTTCGCTGAGCCCTTGGGCGGCCACCAGTGGTCGCCGATTGACTACCCGAGGAGGGTTGTGGTATGACTATATCCGCGGTTACTATTGTTCCTAACGCTGCTGTCCCAGGCCTCTGGCAGTACCGTATCGAGGGTGACACGATCGCTGGTGGTGAGATCAGGGGGAGTTTCAAGGGTTCGAAGGCCGATATCGAGCGATTGATAAAAAAATTCATAGCCAGGCATCAAGAGCCTGATACTCGCGATTGGAAAATAGTACCTATACCTATTTCGGCGAAACGGAGGAGGACTCGAAAAGATGCAAATCTCACAAGTTCATGAGTTGCGGGAACTGCGCAAAGATCTGAACGCGCTTGCTGTCCGCGTCAACGATTTAGCGGTCGAATTCACACGCCTGGTGGTCCAGCATCAGACACATCAGGCAGAAATCAAGCTACTAACTAAGGTGAGGAACAATAATGTCCGTCCTATCTGATGACGAAGTGGCCGAGATTTGTCTATCTCTCCTGGAGTCAGCGACCGGGGCACAGGGTAGTGATGTGTCTATCCAGCGGGCCAAGGCGATCGATTACTACTCGGGGGATATGGACGAATACCTGCCGCATGAGGAAGACCGTAGTAGCGCGGTAGTAAGAGACGTGATGGATACGATTGAGTGGGTCATGCCGTCACTTCTGCGGATCTTCACTGAAGCGGACAACGCCATAGTCTTCTCGCCTGTGAATCCGGCGGACGAGCAGCAGGCTATGCTGGAAACGGAAGTTGTAAAGCATATCTTCTTCGACCAGAATAGCGGGTTCCTGAACCTCTACACGTTCTTCAAGGATGCCTTGTGGCAACGCGCGGGCATCTTCAAGTGCTGGTGGGACGAGCCCGTCATGGAAGAGGAAGAGCATAATGGTATTTCCTATAACGAGTTTACCGACCTGCTCATGCAAGGATGGCAGGCTGCGTCGGTCACAGGGCCGAATCAGACTGACTCTATAGAAGATGAAGAACCCCGCTATGACGTGAAGCTGGAGCGCACTGTCAAGCCAGGCAAAGTGTGCGTGGACTGCGTCCCCCCGAACGAGTTTGGCGTGGCCGATGACGCTACGAGCCCAGATCCCAAGAAGGCAAAGTTCATCTACCACCAACGGGTGATGACTCTGGGAGAACTGGCGGAGGATGGGTACGATATCGAAATACTGCGGATCATACCGGCCCAGATCGACAGGTCAGCGTCTATGGAAGATCAAGCCAAGGATGAAATGGGCGGAGAGTGGGCAGTGGGCGGCGAGAAGCAAGATCACTGGTCCTTGCGCACCGTGGTATTCACTCAGTGCTACGTCCGGTTGGATGCGGACGACGACGGCGTCATGGAACTGCTGGACGTCAAGCTTGTCACGCCTGAAGAAGGCAATGTCTCCAGCTACGTCCTACTGGGAGTAGACGAGATCGAGTCTTCTTACATTTCAGCAGCTACCCCGATCATTATTCCGCATCGTTTCGGCGGCCTCTCCCTGGCTGACGTGGTGATGGAGATTCAGGAGATCCGCACCCAGCTGTTGCGGTCGATTCTGGATAACACCTATCTCTCGAACAACGGGCGCCTGGTGGTCAATGAAAATGTGAACATCGCTGACGCCTTGGACTCCCGCCCTGGTGGCATCGTTCGAGTGCGTGGCAAAGGTGCGCCAGGGGAAAACCTGCTACCGTTGGCCTCGCCCCCGCTGTCACCCATAGTGCTCTCCTTGATGCAGATGATGCAGGAGGAACTAAAGCAGCGCACTGGTGTCGGGGACGAGGTTATGGGCCTCGATGCCGACGCACTTGCCAATGCCAATACCGGCGTTGTCGCACAGGCTTTTGATGCCGCGAGGATGCGCATTGAGCTGATCGCCCGTGTGCTCGCTGAAACCGGGCTCAAGGGTGTGTTCCAGGACATCCATGCTCTGGCGCGGGAGTACCACGTGGAACCCATGGATGTGAAGCTGAGGAGCGGCTGGAATCGAGTGCAGCCTTCTACCTGGCGCCAGCGTGACGATATTGAGGTACAGGTTGGCGTTGGCCGTCACACGAAGGAGCGCAACATGATGTCCCTGGCAAACCTGGCTCAATCCCAGAAAGCCATCGTTGAGGGCGGCGGTTTGGGGCGCTTGGTGACCGAAGGTAACCTGTACAACATGGCCGTAGACCAGGCGCGTGCGCTTGGGCAGGATCCGGATAGGTATTTCACGGACCCGAAGGGCCAACCGCCTCCCCAGCCCAAGCCAGATCCAGCCATGATGTCAGCTCAAGCCCAGGTTCAGCTGGCCCAGCAGCGGCTGAAGCTGGACGAGCAGAAGATGCAGATGGATGCCCAGTTGCAGCAGGGCGAGCTGGCGGTAAAGCAGGGAGTGGCGCAGGAAAAGCTTATGGCTCAGAAGATCAATGAGCAAAGCCAGATCATGGCGCAGATGGTGGCTGCGCAGAAGACGCAGGCAGATGCGATGCGAGCTGAGCAGCAGCTCATCCTCGACCGCTACAAAGCGGACCTTTCTGCTTCGGTGGACCTGCTCAGGGCCGGGCAGGACGCACAACTAAAGATCCTACAGGAAGTGCTCAAGCAGATCGGTACTGCCCCCGCACCTGAGCAGGTACCCTCATGAAATCCAGGACTGAGACGATCGAGAAAGGCCGGGCGATAGCAGCCATCATGCCCCTGGTGGAAGAGAAATGCGAGGAGATCCGTGCGCAGTTATTTGCGCAGTGGATGGACACCGGGTTACAGCAGACTGGCTTCCGTGAGGCGCTATACGTGCAGATGGCGGTAGTGAGGCTGCTGTTGGAGCAGTTCCGCAGGGACATCGATGCTGGGCTGTTCGCCGAGAATGAACTGAAACAAAGAGGAGACTAATTCAATGTTACTGGCTGACGTGAATCCTGACGAAGAGATCCTTGACACTGGTC